GCATTTTATCAAACAAGATGAAATTCACAAAACAACCGCGCGTAGTGGTACTTTCGTTCGTATGAGCGGTGGTATGCCTGCGACCAGTGAGGTTAAGTCGATGACACCAATGACTCAGATCAGTTACAACGGACTGTACGGAGACAAGGTGAGCACTGTTGGAATCTATCAGGTGGATGGAGTTCAAACAGTGCCAGGAGATTGTGGAGGAGTGTATGTCGTGAATAATCCGCAACTTGAAGGTAAACTGTGTGGGATCTTAGTTGCAGGATGTAAGGAAGATAGTTTCGCTTGCGTAGTTACGCAGGAGATACTAAAGAAGATGATTGATGAGATGGGAATACCTGATGTCGTCGACATAAGGGTCCCACTGGACACCACGCCTGCAGCATATTGCACTGGTGTGATTCCTGACGGTAACTTTTCCATTTATGGCAAAGTGGCAAATACTGAAAGGACTCATATCTCGGGGAAGACCAATATAGTGCCTTCACTACTGCATGACAAGGTGTTCCAACACCAGACGGAACCATCCGTTAAAACGAAAAATGACCCAAGGAATCTCTCAGGAAAGAGCCCTCTGCGGATGGCAATTTCTAAGTACGGACAAGTCATAAGTCCCTTCCCCAAAGAGGACTTACAGGAGTGTGAAGATGACATGTTCAACCGACTACGACCAATACAACATGAGTATCGTTTACTCACGGAGGAGGAGACGATTGGAGGGAACGACTGGGAATTCTGTGATAGAATGAACATGCAATCCTCGGCGGGATGGCCATATCTCAAGAGGAAACCACCAGGTGCAGCAGGTAAAGGGTGGTTGTTCGACATAGAAAACTCAAGGATTACTGACACGCTACTGAAACAACGCGTAGCAGAACGTGAATTCCTGGCAAAACAGGGAATCAGGATTGAAAGTATTTGGCTAGACTCACTGAAGGACGAGAGACGACTCATCTCTAAAAACGCCCAAGGTAAATGTCGTGCCTTTGTCATTGCACCCACAGATTTCAACTATCTAGGGAGACAATACTTCATGTCGTATCTGTGTTTACGCAAACAACAGCGCATAAAATACAGTACGTGTGTCGGAATCAACGCAGCAGGTACGGAGTGGACTAAAATCTACTTCCACTTGCGAAAGAAGTCGGATATCGGAATAGAGGGAGATTTCGGTAGTTTCGACGCCAAAACGGATCCAGACATCATGCACCACGTGGTGAATGTGATCAACCGTCTGTACAATGACGGTAAAGACAACGCGAGAGTGAGACATGTACTAGTCCAGGAAGCTCATAACAACTTCCATCTGTGTCTAGACGTCCTTTACATGGCTCACATAGGCATGCCATCCGGCTTGTTTATGACTGACATTCTCAACAGCGACGACAATGAATTCTACATCAAACTGGCCTTCCTAGGGCTAGCGAGAGAGCATGGCATACCAGCCGACTGTTCCGACTTTTGGAATTGGTGTGCAATGGTAACATACGGAGACGATAACGTAATTTCGATACCGCATGAGATCATCGGGTGGTTCAATCAAACGAACATCACCGCTTACCTCGCAAAGTATGGTGTAGAGTACACTGACGCCTCTAAGCTTGGAATCACTGATTTCAAGAAGATCGACGACGCTTCGTTCTTAAAACGAGCGTTCCGCAACGATGAATACGATGCGAACTTCAAACATGGAGCTATCGCTGACTATGTCATACAGGAGGAGATCAACTGGGTGCGCGAAAGCCCAGACCCGAAAGCAGCTCTTGAAGCGAACATCGGCGATGCAATGCGCTTCGCTTATGCTCATGGCAAAGACTACTT